GGCACACCCATGACCTTTCTAGCCCGCGACAAACGAAAGCCCTTAGAGAGCGGTCCTCTTCTCACACCCTGTGAGCGGGCGGGTCACACGTCAATCTTGCGCTTTCTGCCAACATGGCGATAGGGACACTCTGGAAGAAGGACTGACTTCTGGAGCCATCATACCCAAGATGCTGGACAAGGACATGGGTTGGAGGGAAGGCACTGCTGACAGGCACTTTCGCAATCACATGGGAGAGTATCACATGGGCTCCAACAGCGAGTGCGTCGTCTGCACGCACCCCGAGCGAGCAGAAGTCGAGCAGGCTTACTTCACAGGCGGCATGACGACTGAGACCATAGCAGACATCATCGGCTGTAGCGAATCCACGGTATATCACCATTTGAAGCACCATCTGAAGCCGTTAGTGCAGAAGAGCGCGGCTGATATCATATCAATTGCGACAGGCAAGGAGATGGACATCATGAGAAGCAACTTGGAGCGCATGAACGGCGAATTGGGACTGTTTCTCGATGAGGCCGATAGAAATGACCCAGCCTACGTGAAAAACATCATCGGCCTCCACAAGGAGGTCAGAGAGACTCTCTCCACCATGGTCAGGTTCCAAGAGAAGGCAATGGGAGAGACCAATCAGACCATACAAGCCGATACTGTGAACATCCTGAAGGTGGAACTAGCCAAGGAGTCACCCGAAGTGTGGAAGAGAGTCAGGTCCAAGTTACTGGAGGAGGAAGAGCCCGATGCGTAATTTCTTCGAGGTCCCCGTACACAGACTCATGTGCAAAGACGTCAGAATGCATCAAATACTCACAGAGCCTCGCCCTCTCCATTACAAGGAGATGAGGCTGTTCTTGGACTTATTAGCGGAAGTGGTAGACAGGTGGTATGAGGCAGTCGCTCCCATCCATGACGATATCTCCATGAATCACAACTCTCATCAGCGACTGGTCAGAGAGGTGAAAGACTCATACATCATACTAATGGAAGATGATACAGAGAGTGTGTTCGAGGAACGCGAGAGACTGGATTTGCTGTTTCACCAATTCAGCGAGATGCTCCAGTCATTCGCCAGCGTATTCTCCTCTCCCTTTGAACTCATCACATTCTACCGTGACATACTTCGCAGACTCGAATTGACCAATGACATCATCATGGAGGGAAGGCATGGCTGGTAAGATATTCGTGAAGAATACATCTGGCACCGGCACTACTGCCGGGATGCGCTTCAACCCAAGAGAAGCCCCAGAGTTCGTAGAGGAAGATAGGAACCTAGGGCGCGATGATGCAGAAGGCAAGGAAAAATACGACCGGAAGCAAAGGGATGAGCGAGACAAGAGACATGACAAGATAGAGGGTATGAAGCATGTTTCTATCCCAGTCCCCGGAAAGGCAAGACCTGAAGGGGACGACCAAAGAAACGACGAGGAACTGTCAGAGATGACGGGTCCCGCAAGTAGTACTGGGGCACCTCTCGATGCCGCTACAGGAGCCAAGACTGGGTCGGGCTCCGCTATGGGAGGTGCTCCAGTCAACATAATGACTGGAGATGTGATGACTGTCGGTGACGATATCATCAGAAAGCGAAAAGGCCGCATAGGTCGTCACGGGAGAACGGAAACCGTGTCCGGCCACCGAACCCGAGAGCGCAGTAAGGAGACTGCCCGACACAGAAAGGGTATGGGGGGTAGCACTGAGGAGAAATACTACAACACCAAAGGCCTGCGTAGCAACAATACGAAGAGGCCCGATTTGGAAAGCCTGAGAATGAACGCTCTCAACCGTAGAACCAGTAACTCTGGGGGCAAAAAAGGGATGAGACAGTTAGGCAGTCGTCGTCGTCAGATGAAAGGGCGTCAGTCTTGGCAGGAAGACATGAGAGTCAGAAACAGCGGAATAGAGAGAAACAGAGTTGCTAGGAGAGAGGGCACGGGGCGTTTTACCAAAGCACATATTGGTTTCATGCCGACTAGGTCTACCATGGCTCATTCTGCGGTTAGCAACATACCACAAAGCGCGTATCAAGTCGCCAAGCAAATGACGCCTTCTCCGACCAAGGCTCCTTACAAGTCAGGAGTCGCTAGGACAGTCGGTGGAGGGATGGACATAGGAACTCAAACTGCCACAGCACCTAGTGGGGTGGCTGCTGGCATGGCGACTGCTGGGCCCGGACAATCTCCTATCGCCACGAGCAAGGACATTCTAGCAGACGCTGAGGAACTCCTCAGGAAGGCAAGCATATCAGCCGGAGACTTGTTGGAACTAAGACAACTCATAAGAGAACTGAGAAGGGCCATAAGGTCCAGCAAACTAGCGAAAGGTGTCGGGGAAGACGCCGAGCATGATGACGAGAGGCCGACTCCTAACGCACATAGGAAGACTACGTCAAATCCCACCGGAGCCACAGAGACAGACCCAGATGATGACCCCAGATACTGGGGCGCCCACCCACTGGGCTTACTTCTACCCCGGCGAGGACACATGTGATGGCTGGATTTATTCTCATCAAGGGGCATGGTGTATTCACCACTGACGCGGTTCACGAACTGTATGGGGAGGGCATGAAGAGGGCATTCTCACCCCATGAGACTGACGAGTCGTTCGGGAGAGACGAAAACGGTAATCACGTCAATCCCCTCCACATCAACCCCCACACAAGCAAGAAGTGGGACCCTGAGCATTTCCTCATCAAAGACAGATTCACAGCAATCGTTGATGAGTGGGCAAGAGAGATAAGAAAAGCAAAAGCGGTCAAAGGACAGCCTTTCGATGAGCAATCAGTCAAGAAAGCCATTAGGGAGAAACTCAACCAGTCCGCTACCATTTTCAACTCATTCAAGGAAGAGGGAGACGTACATCAATATCCCACAATCTTCACTGATACCGATAGAGGCACGGTCAATCCAAATCTCATCACAGGTGCGCGTTCTCCTCGGTATCAGAAGCATGCTCGCACGAAGATAGGGAATGACTGGCAGACAAAAGGACAGGAAGTCCATCCTAGAGACATGAAGATAATGAACAACGCAGGTCAGATTGTCCACGTGACGTCAAGCAATGTGCTGCACAACAACCATGGGCACATGACAGAAGCAGAGACTTATGGTGGCTTGAACATATTCGACGTCATGATGAGAGAAGCGATTGCAGACCCCAACGACCAGAGTCTCTACATTCCCGGTATCGACCATTCTGGCGTGAGACCCATGAAGTTGTCTAACGGTGTCATAGAGCCATCCGCTCTAATCTACCGGAAGATGCCAGACGGGACTCTCAGAGCAGCAATGATGCGTAGCCAGTCAAACAAGCCTCACAATTCTGGAAGGCAGTCGCGGACTGCATTCGAGCACGGTTCACACAGGTATTTGGACGCTCTCTTCTCACTTCACCCAGCATTCTTCGAGCCTCAGGCTGGAGCGCAAGACAGGGGTGGGGCTCGGCTCGCACTAGCGAGAGCGCTCATGGGGCCCGATGCAGACGATGACTTCGTGACGAGTTTGGCTCGCACTCCAGCACTTCATCTTCTTAGCAGGCACGTTCCTTTTACAGACGCCGAAGGCAAAGGAAGGAGAGGAGGAAAAGCCGTCACTGGTTCTGGCGACAAAGCCACAGGTGCTCTTAGGGTTCTTCGACAGATAAAGCAGGCTTTGAGAGTCCCAGCGACTGATGGCCCCATGAGTCCACAGGATAACGAGAGATTCACTCACTTCAATCACAATACCGAAAATTTCGGCATTGACAGGACGATAATGGGTGACATGCAAGCGAAAACCCATGCACCCTCAGACTTGAGAGAACTTCTCGCTGCATCCATCATGCTCATGCAAGACACCCCTGAGTCAAGAATGGCGGCCACTAATTTCCGTGATATTCGTGGAGCCGCTAATTTCGACACAGGTCAGTTCTACAAAGACCGTTTGCTACGGCGCGTTCCTAGCGCTCAACCAGTGAATCCCAATAGCATATCGTTCATCCCAATGCGAGACATAAGACGCATGCAAGCCACTCCTGCATCACCGAGAAGCAACGACATACCCTTCGCCGGAGAGGCTGGAGGGGGTAGGGGTCAAGCAGGTTATGCTGGTATTGGTTTGCACAATCCACCAGACGATGAGGTTCAGACGAGCGTAGATACGCTCTTCGATGTCATGGAGAACCTACAATCCGCAGATGCACGCATGGACACTCTCATCGTCAAGTCCCTTCCTTCTCGCAGGCGATTCAACCTCTCTGACTCCTATGACGTGCTCTCGCTCTGCGAAACGTTCTCCTTGGAGAAGCGTGATTTGCATTACATAGACCAGACCATGGGAGATTGGGGTAAAATAGCGCAGAATTTGAAAGTGGAGCCCGACGTGGTGAAGGCAGTGAAGGTGGCGTTGAGATGGTGAATAGACCCCCTACCAAGTGGAATACCGCTCAGAGAATGCTGCTCATAAAAGAGAGAATCCTCTATCCATCGGACCAAGAGACACGATACCAAGGTCGGTTTGGTACAGGTCAGCAGCCCGAGATGGCTACAGAGACAGGAGAAATAGGATTCAATGTCACTGCTCGCAGCGACACAAACCCCAATGTGACTGCAACTCAACAAGTAACACCCCCTAGGACAGTCACCGAGCCCGTAGTATTCGGTGACGAGCGCAGCCAAGGAGAAAACACGCTTGCGTTTCGCCCGACAGGTAAGAGGAGATACCAAGAGGGGGACCAGATACGAAGGGTAGACCAACTTCCGGCGTTCTCGCGCAAACGAATCGGGCAAGAGTTCAGAGAGAGCACAGCCCTAGGAGAAGCCGGGAAGCGCAAGGATAGTCGACTCACAGACCCGAGGACCGGACAGGGTCGTGCAATCGCGGACTTGCCTGACGAGCCCGGAAGAGCACGCACCAGAAAACTCCAAGATGCCTTCAAGAACCAACAGAGGTTCCTTGAACGTCTTGCTAGAGAGGGCAAGACCATACCTGAGGGCTTCGGTGAGTTCTCTGGTTTGCACCCATCAGCGTTGTTGTCTCGTCTGAGGGACAACCCGCAGGCATTCCTATTCGCAGGTAAGGGAGACCAGAGGATGCCAGTCAAGAGGCCAGTGTTCGGGCCGGGTGGCCAGTTGGAGAGAATCTCCGCCCGTCACGGGAAGGATGGCTACAAGAGATTCATGGACAACCCCCTCGAGTCCTTCCTGACCGGAGTCCAAGGCTCCAAACTCAATCCAGCCAACTGGGGCTCTCCCGGCACGATGGAGTACAAGACTCGCCGCGCTCAGAGCGAGGCATTGAAGGCTCGCATGGCCCTCCTGATGGAGACCGAGAAGCGCAAGATAGCCAACCCGGCGTACCAGTCCCCCTCCAACGTCAAAACGCAGAACGCTGCTTTCATCAGGGATTTAGTGGCTAACGAAGCCTCCCCAGAAGCACGAGCGATGCTCAACGTGCTCGCTAGAGACCCGACAATGCAAGAGATAAACGAGAGGATAAAGGCAGAAGGTCGAGACAAGAGAGTAGCAGAAGGCAGAGAGCGGAGAGAGAAGCAGAGGGAGTTCCGTTTCGACAATCCAAAATACCTCAGGTACGGTGAACTGGGTGAGTATCTCAAAAACAGAGATGACCTGCCTTTCAAGACCACGGGCGCTAATCAGCAGGTGATACTAGGCCGATGGCAGGAAGTGGCCAATCTACTGGAAAGAGGCTTGTCTCCAAACCAAGTCCAGCAAATACTACCCTCGGAGTACTTCTTGGGTAACAAGAAGGCAAAAGGCAAGGGTAAGAAGGCCGAGGACAAGAAGGTCGAGGAAGAGCAGGCCGCTGAAGGGGGGCAGGTCAATGAAGAGGAGCAGGTAGAGGAGGAAAAACCTAGAGACAACATAGCCGAGGAGTATCGAGACCTCCATCCCAACATAGAGTACACTTCAAGAGGACTGCCTAGAGTGAAGGATTTGAGAGATACAATCAAAGAACTGGGTGGGACACCAGAAGGCAAGAGAGATGACTTAGTAGCGCAATTGAAAGAAATCACAGGTGGTTTGGACAGCCTCCCTGAAAGTGATGAAACTGAAGAGCCAGAGGAAGAAAGTGTCGAACCTACTGAGGAGCAGTTGGAAGAGGAGATGGACACCGAGGCTGCAGCCGCCCAAGTGGCAGAAGAAAAGAAGAGAGAAGCCGCAGAGAGGAGGAAAAGGACCGAAGACCAAGCGAAGGGTTTCGCTTCTCTCATTACTGGTGGTGAAGTTTCGCCGGATGAGGCTCAGAATTTATTGTCCTTTGCAACTGACGACCCAAATATCACCCCACAGTCAAGAGGTGGTCTGCATCTTGCGACATCTGACGGGAAGACTCTCAAGATGAGCAAGAAAACTGCTCAGGCTATCGCCAATGGCAGTGGAAAGTACACTATAGACGAGCAAGCAAGTAAGAACAAGCCACAAAGCGAGGCGTTGACGGATGCTCTCACTAAGACAGGCGTATGGGCGACTCTCAAGCCTGATGCTAAGAAAAACATTACAGAGGGTAAAGACTTGAGCCATTGGAATGGTATATTCAGAGAATTGTCAGGTGGAGACTTGTCGGAATACGGAGTGAGTGATGATGGCGACCTCGACCCGACATTTAGACTCAGTGAACCCACAGAGCCCATTGACTTAGCATGGGCAGTATTGAAGGGGCTATGACATGGCCAGTACTGAAAGGGCCACCTTGGAGATAATCGAGGACATCGACTGGGAGATGGCGAAGAAAGATTTCAAGTTCTTCTTTGAGGAGATACTCGGGTGGCAGTTGGCCGACCACCACGCCAAGTGGTTCCACAACCTCAACACGCACAACAGGTACTGCGTGAAAGCGTCTCGAGACCATGGCAAGTCCACGCTGTTCCTCGGGTACCTCCTCTGGAAGGTGATATTCACCCCTCGTCTGGATACGATGATTTTCAGTCACAGTCTCGACCAATCCATCAGGCACATGAGGAGCCTGAACGACCTCATTGATTCCAGCCCGATGCTTGCCAAGATGAAAGACAAGGATGCTTGGTCCAAGACGTTCTTCGGGTTCACGAACGGCTCTCGAATCAATGCGAAGTCAGTCGGTGGTGGTGTCAGAGGTGCTCACCCAGACATGGTTCTCCTAGATGACATACTATGGGGGACGACCGATACCGAACTGCAGCGTGTGGCGTCTTGGTTCTACGAGGTCCTAGTCCCGACTCTCCACCACACTTCGCAACTCTGCATAGTCGGAACCCCGTTCACTCCGACTGACCTGTACACTGAACTGGAGAGGAGGGACGGGTACCTCGTCGAGACCTATCCTGCCATCAACGCGAAGGGCGAACCGCTCTGGCCATGGCGATGGTCCTTGGAGGCGCTTGATGCTCGTAGAATGGACATGCCAGCAATCGCATTCACTCGTGAGTACCTCTGCGAGCCGATGGATGACATGTCCAGCCTGTTCCCAACTGCGATAGTGAATGCGTGCAAGGACCCCCATCTCACTCTGATGGATAGGCGTCATGACGATGATGACAGCCAGTACTTCATCGGCTGGGACCCAGCGATATCGTCAGACCGCCAAGCGGACTACACCGTCATGCTGGTGCTGCGTCGCCCCTCAGACTCCCCTGAGACTCTGGAGTTGGTGCACGTGGTGCGTAGGAAGGGAATGGACTTCCGCACTCAAATCATAGAGATACAGCGTTTGAACAACAAGTTCAATCCTGAGGTCATAGAACTGGAGGCCAATCACTTCCAGCGTGTGTTCGCCACTGAACTGCGTGCTGACACCGACCTGCCAATCAAGACTTTCATCAGTACCAAGCAGCGGCGAGAGAGCCTTCTTATGGGATTGGTGCTTCGCTTCGAGCGAGAGCAAGTTCGCTTACCATGGGGAGACGAGAGGTCACGCGACCTCATCAGCCAATTGGAGCACGAACTAATCATGTTTGGTATGAGCAAACAAGGGAAACTGGACAGCATCGCTAGGCACGATGACTTTGCCATAGCCCTCGCTTTGGGTAACTGGGCCACTACCGAGTTCCGTGAGAGAATCATAGACTTGGACGCACTCATGTCGGGGTTGATAGATTGACTTGGGGGAGCGAACTCATCGGTGACGACTACGACGCTCACACCGAGGAGTTGGACATCGACCGGGCTTGGGTCATGAGGCAGTTGCAACAGCATCCTCTGATAAAGCAAGTCGGAATCAAAGGCGCTGGTTTCGCTTCGGGCTCTGCTGCACCCGCGCCCGGTAACAGCGGCGCAGGTGCGCTGTCAGTATCAGACGACGAAGAGACTCCTCAGGAGAAGGTGGAAGGGGAGAAGAAGAAGAAGGAACTCAAGGAGGAGATGATGGTCGCCACTGGCGAGTCGATAGAGGGATGGTTCGAGGACACCTTCGGCAAGTCACCCTCCATGATAGTCAAGGACTTGCGGAAGAAGAGGCGAGTCCACAAGGCCATGGCCCCTGAGATTGACGAGGCCATCAAGATAATCCGACTCACCAAAGCAGCAGAGGTAGAGCAGATACTGAACTCCCTAGGGTGGGCAGAAAAACACATGAGTACGATAAAGTCACTAGGTGTGTCTGACAAGGACCTCAAAGCCCTCAGAAAGTTTGGAGACGCCAGAGAGGTCTCCCTCAGACAAGCGTGCTTACAATGGGAGAATGCCAATGAGGTCATATCCAAACTGTCCAGCATAGAGGGTGACTTCGACGAGACTCAACAAGGGCAGTGGGTGAATGCCGTCAAACTCCGCAAGGAATCCAAGTCCATGTGGAAGACCACTCTCCACCAAGCGGAGAAACTCTCCAACAAGGACGCTATGGTCCTGCAGAAGGCAGTGGACCTGCTAATCGAGCACGGCGCTATGACCTCACGTGGGATACTCACCCACATGACGGGAGAGGATGGTAGGAACAAGGGACTGCCGAGTTCCCAGCAACTAGGTGCTCTCATGAAAACGTATGGCCCTGAGTACGACATAGTGAAAAGCGGTCCGAACTGGGAGGTGCTCACCAATGACCTCCATCTGGTCATGAAGGACCCTTGGGCATACGCAGCAGGGTTCCTCGACGCTGACGGTTACATCACCATCTCGAAGAGGGGCGAGCCTCGAGCAGGAATAGTTGCGACTGGTCTGAGAGGCAAGCACCATTGCGAGAACCTCTACAAGATGCTGAATTGTGGCGTCCTCTCCTTGGATTTGAAAGTTCACAAGAGCAGCAAGAGGAGTCAGCACCGTTTGCAGTTCTACAGCAAAGCCGACATTACCAAGTTGCTGAAGGGCACCATGCCCCATCTCCGCCTCAAGAAGAACCAAGCCCGGCACGTCTTGGAACACTTGTCCCTTCGAGGCCAAGATGGTGACCTGATAAGCAAGAGGAGAGACGAGTTGTATCGGCTCGTCAAATGGGAGAATTGGTCCGATGTCAGGGGTGATGAACTGCTTGATGAGTGGAAAGTTGATGAACAAGAGGTCCTCTCGTGGGACAGGAGCGACCCCGAACTGATAGGAGAATTGGTTTGAATGAGTAACTGTGACTGTCCCGATTGTGTAGGTCTCGAAACCGCTTGGGACATGCTCGAGAAGAAACTCTGCCCTGAGGGAAAAGCGGCTGCTAAGAGGAAGTTCAAGGTGTATCCATCTGCTTACGCTAACGGCTGGGCAGTCCAGTACTGTCGTGGCAAGTTCAAGAAGAAGGGGAAGAAGAAATGACGCTTGAAGCGTTCTATCACGCTTGGGATTTGGTCAAAAGCAAGAAGGATGCTCCTAATTACAGGAAAGCGACAGGCTCGAAGAAATGTGGCAATTGCAAGGCATGGGACTCATCAAAGACCGATGACCCAATGACTGGGTACTGCAAGTGGTATGACTTCAATTGCCGTGCTGACCATGTATGTGATGCATGGGCCGGTGGTGGGTGATGAGCCAATGCTCCTGCTGCACCCTCGTGGTCAAGGATTTGAATAGGTGGTTCAAAGAGAAATGGGTAGACGTATCAAGAAAGGACAAGAGCGGCAAACACCCCCCTTGTGGAAGAAGCAAGGCGAAAAAATCATCAAAGGGGTATCCAAAGTGCAGACCATCAGTGAAAGTCTCAAGCAAAACACCGAAGACATCTGGAAGCATGTCCGATGGACAAAAGCGAGCAGCGACAAGAAGGAAGAGGAGTAAGAAACAAGGAGTGGGTGGGAAGCCCACAATCGTTAAGATGATAGGCGTAGTGCGCGTAGCGTGAGTTCAATGGAGTTCGAGCCCTGTACCTGTTGCACGCCTATGCAACAAGCGACCATGGCTCTCTTAGAGAACCACTTCGAGAAGGGCAAGAAGAAGTCCAAGCCATTTCACGGATACAACCCAAACCGGCACAGCAAGAAAGGCGGATTGAACGCCAAGGGGCGTGCTAAGTTCAAGAGAGAGGAGGGCGCGAACCTCAAGCCCCCTGTCACCACGAAGCCATCGAAACTCAAAGCCGGTAGCAAGAAAGCCAAGAGGCGCAAATCCTTCTGCGCTCGCATGGGTGGAGTGAAAGGGCCAACTAGCAAGGGCGGCAAACTCACACCCAAAGGTGCGGCGTTGAAGAGGTGGAACTGCTGATGGCAGACGAGCAGGGATTCATCAGTCGTTTCATAGAGCGCCTCTCTAGCGGTTTCAGGACCAAGACCACACCTGAGCCGATAATGCCCTTGTGGAAGTCGGGCATACAGGAGCCAGTCCTAGTTCAGGGAGTGAGCATACCAGCACTTTACGCTACCGTTCAGGAGAGCATCATACTCAGGACCACCATCAATACCCTCTGTCAGGAGATTTTCAGGAGAGGCCATTTCTGGGAGAAGAAGTTCCAGATGAAGTGCACTCACTGTGGTGAGGAGTACAAGCACGAGACACAGCAGTGCAAGATATGCGACAACGCAGACTTCAGGAAGCCCGATGCTGACCAGATAATCTACCCACGTTGGTTCATTCAGCAGCGCAATAGCATGGACCAGACATTCACTGATGTCCTCAGGGAAGTCGAGTGGGACTTGGACATCGTCGATGATGCTTTCATCGTGCTCATCAAGGACTACTACTTCAAAGAGGGCTCGAGCGACATAGAACTCTATCGGGTCAAGGAAATGCTACGAGGAGACCCCACGTTCATGAGGATAGTCTCGGACAAGCGTGGTGTCAGAGGCGGTCGATACCTAGTATGCCCCATTCACAGGGACAAGACCCACCCCTTCGGAGGCGACATCAAGAACTGCGAGGTTTGCAACCAAGCGTTGCAGGACGTCCATTTCATCAACACCGCTGGCTCGGGCAAGACCCAATACTACATCGAGGGAGAGGTGCTTCACTTCAGCAAGTACAATCCATCCAAACTCTACGGCAGGAGCCCTGTAGCCACACTATGGAGGCAGGCCATGACCCTGTCTGCCATGGACAATTACATGTACCTCGCGTACCAGAAGAGGAGGATACCACGAGGAGTCCTCGCCATCACGACAGACAACATCCAATCCACAGCATCCTTCTGGAAGGGCGCCGAGGAGAAGATGGAGCGAGACCCCAATTACATACCCAAGGTCGGCATCGAGTCTGCTACTGGAAGGGGGCGTGTGGAGTTCGTCCGCTTCATGGACTCGCTCGACGAGATGCAGTATGGTGCTGTCCGTGACGAATTGAGGATGCGGATAGCGGCCTTCTACGGGGTCTCCAACATCTTCATGATGGACAGCGGCAAAGGCGGTGGCCTCAATAACGAGGGCATGCAGATTCTAGTCACCAACCGAGCAGTGGAGTTCGGCCAGAAACTATACGGCAGGGAGGTATTCCCTCGCCTCTTCAAGGCTATGGGGGTGACTGACTGGGAAATGACTCTATATCCGAACGAGGAGGAGGACGACGTCACACGCTTGAGAAGAGACGAGATGGAGGTCAACATAGCGCAGAGGATGCAGCAACTTGGCTTCCAACCTGAATTAACGGAGGATGCGGGCAGGGACATTCGATTCTTCTACAAGAAACCCGAGATGGGGCAGCAGATGATGCCTCCTCAGCAAGGAGGAATGCCTCCCGGCCCTATGCCTCCCGAAGACCAAGGTCCACCGGGAGGAGCAGCACCCGGCATGGCACCACCACCCCCCGGAATGATGGCTCCCGGCATGGCGCCACCGGGAGTAGGCATGCCTCGCGGGCCTATGGGGCAACCAGCGATGCCGACCGCGGCTCCCCCGCAGGGAGGAGCACCCACTGACCCAAGAGCCACTAGGCAACAGAGAGTAGGGCAGGTTCCTAGCAGAGTTCGACCCAGAGGCAACCAGATACTCACCATGGAGAAGGGTATGGGCGCAGGCTCTGGTTCTGAGAGCGATGGCACTCGCCAAGGAAAGATAGCACCAGTCAGTTCCGAGACCGCCAGCGATGGAGCACCAAAGTCCAAGAAGAACCAAAGAGGGCACAAGAAAGGACCGATGGAGCAGGCACTGGATGCCATCGAGGACGCGAAGGCGTCGGCTGCTGACCCCCTCAACAACAAGAAAGAGAGCAACCTGAACTGAGCGCTAGTTTAATGAGGAGATAGGCAATGCGAGAACACATGTCCGACACGATTCGCAAACTCGACCCCATGGTTCGGAAACTAGAAACCAGCATAACCGAGTTCAAGAGCGCCCTTCAGAATAACGACCTAGTCGCTGCTCAGCAGTTCCTCAGGTCGATACACCAGACGAGTGATTACCTCTCTGAGGATGTCACTTCGATATACAAGTCGGAGACCGAGGGCAACAAAGCGACTGGTGTCAATGACATCTACGCAGGCGGTGCCCCAGTGATGCAATTCAAAGAGCAAGGTTCCATACAGAAAGGAGACAGACCACTTGGCTACATCGGCCCTGACGGCATCCAGTCAAATTGGAAACCTCAGGGTGGATTCGGTCAGAGGGTCGAGTAATGTCAGAAGAAGTCACCAACCTCATGGACGCTCTCATCACCAAGATGGAGCGAATGGACGGCGACATAGACTCGCTTCGCGCACAGAACCTAGAACTTCGCAAGATGGTCTCTGACCCTGATACCATGCTGCTCAAGTCTGGCTTCGTCAAGGCCAGCACCCCACGCACGGACGACGTGTGGGGCGACCCTCTCAGAGGAGAGAGAAATGAGGTAATCGAGAAGGCAGCCATAGCCATTGACGGTGTCATGGTAATGCCTGAGAACAACGCTGACTGGCATGAGATGGGCTGGGATGAGATTCACGCGATGGCCAATGAGGCCGCAATATCAGAAGGAAGGCCGGTGGACCAATGAAGCCAATGAAAGTAACAGCAGGGGAGTTCGCTCCAGACGTAGATGAAATGATAGAGAAAGCAACCAACATGGAGGAGATGCTCATGAAAGTCGCAGAACTACAAGACGACTCGCAGATGAGAAACATCACAGGCGTCGAAGAAGCACCCATGACTCACTACTGGACCAACCAGCAACAGCCTGAGGAGAAGATTGAGTCCGTGTCCAAAAAGAACGTTGGCCCTCAGAACGTGACTATGCTAGACGCTAATCCCCATCAGACTGGCTCTACTCTCGCTGCTCATGAAAATACCGCTGGTGGTATCAGAAAGGCAAAGGAATCTAAGCCTGATTTCTTCGATGCTGATGGTGACGGCAATAAGACTGAGTCAATGAAAGATGCTCTCAAGACTAAGAAGAAGGGCAAGAAGGTCGCTATCAAGAAGGGCAATATGGGTGAGAAAGACAAGTATTGCATGAAGAACTTCGGCAAGAAATACTCCGAGTGCTCAGCCAAGCAAAAGGCACAGTGTGATAGAGTACACGGCCCAGTCAAAAAAGCACCAATGGATGCTCTAGCAGCCCTCGCAGGTGGTGGCGGAGGAAAGCCCCCAATGGGCGGTGACATGGGTGGCGACGACATGGGAGACATGGGCGGTATGGGAGACGACGATGACCCACAAGCACTAGCAGACAAAATCAAGGGACTAGTCGATAAGTTAGCAGATGGTGCTGGTGGCGGTCCAGATATGGGTGACATGGGCGGTGACATGGGCGGCGACATGGGTGGAGCACCACCTATGGGTGGCGGTGGTGCACCCGGACCAATGTGATAGGGCGGTGGTGATTGTGTGCAGGAGACTCCTCAAGAGCATTTCCTGAACGCCAAAGCACGTTTCCAGAAGCACTATGACGAGGAAGACGCTGCAGAGTTGCTTTTCGCTTGCAACAATCTAATCAATCATGGCATAGAGTTGGATTGGGACAACACCCTCCAGAAGATGGAGGACATTCTCAAGGAGAAAGCACAAGTCAAAGCGGAAGAGGCCCTAGCCACTGAGGAGAAGGAGAAGAAGCCGTTCAAGACTAGGTTTGAAGAGAGAGACCCTTCAACTAAGCGAGACTTGATGGGTATCAGTTATCTCACTAGTTCTGGAGAGGAGGGGCAGGCTCGAAGAGATAGGAGGGGCGGTGGTGTATTCCAAGAAGGCAGAAGGGGGTTACCTAGGGAGAACATAGACTTCGCCAGCCTCAGGGACTTCAAAACTCTCCCTATCTCCTTTCGGTTCGGTGACGATGAGAAGCGGGAAATCAGAGACGCTCAGATACCCGGTGCTCGTGAGGACTTGCTCTCATACGTCAATATGCTCTCTGGTAAGAGTGGGGCGTATCGGCACATCGGTGATGTGGACGAGGAGCATTTGCATTCTCTAGCCATTGACAGGCCGAAGACTACCTATGCGGACAGTGGAGATGAGTTCTCCTTCCTAGGCCTGTTTCACGAGAACAGCCTAGACCCGAATCTCTATCGCTATCTGCGGGCTTACTATCACCCGCGCTCACAACATTTCGTGGAGAAGATGGATAAGGAGATGGACAAGCATGACGCCGACATAGTCACGCAAGCATTGGGTGTGGATGACCAGACATGGCTCGAGGAAATGAGAAGCAAGACACCAGAGCAGAGAGAGCGCCTCAACAAGGAACTAGGACACGTAGCGCCAGACATGCTAGGTCCTGTGCCAGAGATGATGCGAACTCGCTTGTATGAGAGGGCTTTCTCGCAGTGGGACGATTGGTATCAGAACACATACCCAGACTCGCCTCTCCTCGGTGAGAGCGAAACCCAGAGGCAGAAACGGCAGGAGTTGTTCTTAGAGCACAAGATGCTCAAGTTGGACGGTTGCAGACTCGGTTACATCAAGGATGCGCTGTACAAGGAGAATGGAGAGATGGAGCGCGACTATCTCGACATCATCAAGCGTGAAGACTTCAATGACGTGGAAAATCGAGATTCGCGCAAGGCTATGGGCACTCGCCCGTTGGAGTACGGCCTTGAAATGCTGGATTCCAATCCTGAGACGGAAGACCTCAGCGAGATGAAGACCTGCCTATCTTTGATAAGCACTCAGATAAGCCACGACCTCGACAAAGTCCACAAGACAGATGTCAGTGGGTCACCAAACCCGGAACCCAATTGGGCTAGTGCTTTCTTCCACGATGAGGGGCAGAATGAGAAGGAAGACCATTTCTTCGATGTTCTCCGAACCATAACTGCTAGAGGTGATGATGGTAACTTCGGTGACATGGAGTTCTTCTTCGCAAATGGCGACCCTTTCGGAAAGGGATTCACTGTGAAGGACATGCTGAGTCACATGACTAGGTCGATGTTCGTCATGACCAAGTCATATGCTGATGCATGGACTGGACATCACGGAATCCCGCACAGCCATGTTCAGAGAGTCTCTCTCGGCAAGAACCCAGATGTTTGGAAGGAAGCCATGCAGCGTGCCTTGAATGACGCTCATGCGTATTTTACGAGAGACATGCTCACAGTGGACGATGAAGGTAAGATAGTCGCAAACAAAGCGGGGGATGAAGTGCGTGAGGGGAACACCAGAGCGAGGGCCACTGGTAGAAAACTATCCGCCACTCGTCCGATATTCGCCAAGGTCAGAGACCACTACAGCGCTCGGGACGAGTTCGACGAGGAGAGCGGACTCCCAATGGGAGCAGGGCATGACTATACCAACTTCAAGGCAATCAAGGAGACTCTGGAGAAGTGGTTGGAAGACGATGCCATAGACTCACAGGACATGCAACAACTCGCGGAGTATCTCGCCATAGAGAATGGCGGCTACGGGGAGGCCTCTGATGCGTTTCGTGATTGGAAGGCTCATCATCACAGCAAGGCTTGGCCTCTCCTTTACGCAGTCAAGCCTGCGGATATGAGGGAAGGCGGCTTAGACGACTTGCACGCTGACGAGGGCATAAGCGAGAAAAGCCCCTACTGGCCGACTCTCACTCTCTTCAGCAAGCAAGGGGGCTTGAATCTGGACATAACGGATGCGCTCAATGTCTTCTTGCAGAGGAACCCGGACTTGGGTCGTGAGGTCAAGCAGAGCATGATGGAATTGAGCGAGATGCAAGAACTCCCCAAGGACTTCCGTACAAGCGCTGCTGTACGCAAGAAGCGTCTGCCTAAATCATGGCCAGCGACAAAGGAGACTTTACTGGCTTACCAGAACAAGGCTACATTGAACGATATCTTTGAGGATACCGGACAATACCCCTTGCTGAGTCTCCTGCTGAAGAAATTGGTCAGCAAGAAGGGAGTCAATTTCGATGCTGATGGCCCTGATGCCGAGACAGAGGCCAATGAGAACATGCAAGAGTTCTCAATGAACAACAGGACGTTGTTGGACAACATCGAAGGTCTGGACTGGTTAGTCAGGAGGGGGTTGACTGACCGGCAGGCTGCCATAGTCGCTCACCCGGAAGACGGCTACAAGTCCATGCTCCCATTGGGACCGGAAGAAGGTGATATGGACAGGAGAGGCGTGGCAGTAGGAGCGTTGCGTGAGTTTCGACAGAATCCCATCGGTGCTCGTGGTGGTGCTCATGGTTCTACTCCTCTTACGGGAACAGCGATGAAGTCAATCGCTCACATGGTGCCGAACGAGAGAGCGAACAGGCTGCTCGACAGAATAAAACTGCCTCTAGACATCATCCAAGCACTCACTCTGGGTGCTGATGGCAGGCAACTGCAACTGGAGGGTGAGAGCGAAAGCCCCTTCGAGCGTCTGCTCGCACAGTTCGCAGGAGAGGAAGACCTCCTCGTGCGCCTCCAGAGACTTGACTCTGACCTCAGGGTCCAGAGGTTCATGAGCACTGTAGCAGGTGAGACTGCGACAAACAACAACCCCCAGAACAACCACACTCTTCGCCCTCTCGACAGTTTCCTAGCAACTTTGGCCAGACAGAGGCATGGCACTGACGTCATCACGGGCTCTGACGGGGACGGAACAGCGCAGGAAAACAGAAACCGGCGCAACTTCAATGTCTTCACTCGCAACAAGAAGGGCGTTTCCACCCAGAGCGACATAGCCTTGACTGACATGGCGCGATTGCAAGGCACCTTGTGGGGACTGGCAGGAGCCGAGCCCTTGAGATATGGTGGGGCGAGCGTCTTGACTAATCCGACAGCGCTCAAGAAACTCCTCACTGAGATAAAGCGTTCCAACAGGCGAGGGAAGAGCAGGAAAACCCTCCCACAAGAGTTGCGTTTCCACCCCAGCCCTTTCTTTGGCACTGAGGATTTGAGCAACTTGTTCGACAGCATCTCTCCTGATGACCTAACTAGGACACGAGACTGGCGTGCTACGATAGAGGACAAGAAGGAGCATGAGACCTACCTCTACCCAGTCGAAGAGGAGAACGGCAGGTACTACTTGAAACTAGAGCCTCTCTCCGAAGGCACTCGCAAGGGCTCTTTGCACGTCCCAGACGTATCACAAGCCAAGAACGCAGGAGTGAAGGGGCTCGAGAACTTCAGGAAGACTAGCCTAGCGGGCAGAAACGTCACGAGGATGAATGACTTCCTATTGGAAATGAGCAAGATAGGAGATGAGGATGGGCCCTATCGTCGCGTCGAGATGCCCATTGATAACATAGACTTTCAGAATCAGCAGCAACAGCGGGCATATTCCGATAGGATGGAAGTGCCTGCAGAGCACCTAGTGAAGGAAGGAAAAGACACCTTCATGGTTGCTTCTCACCCTTCCGAATTGCTATCGAATTGGTCAGAGTCCGTTTTCTCCTTCTTGCCTCGGACTAGTGATGTGAGCGATGCCATGCACACGACGCACGACATGGCGAGAGACGCGGCTCTCAATGACCTTGGCTCTATACCAGCGGAGATATCAGATGAGAGAGATACGTATGCCGAGTCTGGCATGAGTGTCGGTGCCTTGGCAGAGGTCGTCAAAGCAGAGCATGACTTTGCCATGGCCATGAGCAACGGCGGGATACTACCCGCTCTGGCCCATGTCGCCATAGACGATGCCAAGAGAAACCCAGAGGAGTACCAAGGTCAAGATTCGTTGTCGCAAAAGGTGTCTTACTTCCTGCAAGAGCGACTGGCCATCAATGGTGACGTCATACCTCAGGGCAGCCCTGAGGAATACGACCGGAGAGCACGTTTGCAGAAGGTCATGGAGATGGGCCACACGTATCTGAACAACACCGAGGGCTATGAGAGGATACTCATTGACAGAGACATACTTGATGCAGCCTCTGAGGAGGAGAGAGAGGTTTGGGAGCAATCACTCAAAGCAGCGGAAGAATCAGTTGCAGTCAGCAGTTCTGACCATAATACAGTCACCAATGTGTCATATGGTGAGGGCAATCCCATATCACAACTGCATGCTACGAGGGCCGAAGGCGAGAAGGATGTTTTCGGCCATGAGATTGTCCGTCATTATCTTGCGACAGACCCTAGGGTCAGAGAGATACTCCGAGAGACTGGCCATGATAATTTTCGTGTTGTCAGTAAAATGTTCGATGACTTGCTAGGCTTGACTTCGATGCCTGAGCACAAAATCAAGGACAACGCAAAGGCTCAGAAGATACTGTTGGAGATGGGCCATCACGCGAAAGGCGAGCACCCCCTCTCATGGAGACCAAAGGCCTACGCTTATGACCCCGAAAACCCAGAAGTAGAGGGAGCGCGAGACGCTGAGGGTAATCGCCGTAAGGTAAAGGCGAGCAATTGGGATGAGGATTTGCGCCGGAGGGCCACTTACGCCTCCAGAGCGAAAGAATTGGCCCGCATGCTCTCTGACACAGGAGGCACTCAACGTGGCTTGAGAGAGTTAGCAGACGAGTACAGTTTCCTTTTCACTCCCTTCAATGGCAAGTCAGTATTCGACATAATCCAAGAGGACATCCACAATACCAAGCAGCAGAATGGGAAACACGCCCTTCCCGAAATAGCAAATGCTTTGCAACACAACAGAGGAAGCACTATAGAAGACCGAAACAGGGCCTTCGCTAGTTTTCTGTTTTGCAACAGCCGATTCAAAGAGCCTGTATCTCTACCAACTTACGAATATGGCACTAATCCGATACCAATGGGACACCCTAGGAGCACTGATACGAGGAAAGTGAGCCTGAAAAATGCCAAATACTCTACTATCTACAAGAACCCTTGGTTCAAAAGGCATTTCGGTGTCAATCACAACGAGGCTGATGTCACTGCTAACGAGCACACTAGTCAAGACCCAAGGACATTCCTCCCAATGCACCCCGATATAGTCAATAACATGGTCAGGGGCATACCGAGACTCCATCCTGACATCACAATGCCCGAGACTCCGCTGTACAGTAACATATCAGAGGGACAATCTTTTGGTGTGAGGGCGGCTCAGCCAGACCAAAGGGATGAGTTGATGCTGTCATTGGACGTTCTCACAGACACTGATTTGTTCTTCAAGTCGGAAAAGAAGGACGATGGCACCCCCACACCAGTAAAAGCGATGCATCGAATATTCAGCCTGAAGGACCTCGACCACTTGAGGGGTTTCTCTGGTGATTGGGTCGCAAGTGCATGGCCACGTGGAGAAAGGCTGATAATCGAGAAGTTGAAGACCAAAATCAAGGTACATAACAGCAAAAACGACGATTTTTCGCTTCCGAACAGCATTTTGGAGGGAATAAAGGAGGCAAGTGACGCTAAATTCATGATTGACGCCATTTGGGACAAGGATACGCTCCATATTGTCGATATTATCGGCTCTGGCGACGAAAAAATGGAAAATATGCCCTCAAAAGACCGAATTAGGCACCTCAGAGCCCAGTTTGCGGCCTCAGATGGGGTCATGATACCTGCTCCAATCAACACAAAAAGGGTAGATTCCGAGGGTTTGGAGAGGGCTGTGAAGGACCTTTTGGCCGAAAAAGGCGTAAAACAGGTGCTTCTGAGGGATGCTGACTCCACATACATGCGAGGTGAGAGCAGACACCCCAAATGGGTGCTTCTGACGCCTGAGAAGTCATTTGACGTCATGGTGCTGGAAAGCAGAGGCAATACTCACAGAATCGGCATAGGCCCGCTGTTTGACGAGGAAGGCAGAGCGTTGGGCAACCGAGCGACACGTTGTAAGGGCGAATATTACATGGATGTAGGCTCAGTGCACCATTCTGGCCTCGAAGTAGGACAGCATATCACCGTCAAAGTCCCCTCTGTGACCAGTCAAAACAGGAAGAAAATGCGTGTCTACAACCTAAATGGGGCTCGTTACCTCCGTGATTCTGAAGCGGAAGGCACAGACAGCATCGAAACGCTCGACATAGCATGTCAGACGCCCAACCCCAACGTGCCGCACAAAGTCAGGATAAACAAGGGAGTCATCCATTTGGAGTTCCCCGAGACCCATGTTTCGTTTGAAACAGAGCGTATTGGGCACTCATTCCTGCTAAAACAGGCTGATTTTGGCTCTGATTACGACCTGAAACTGGCTGAATCACAGCGAGAATACTGGTCTCCATTGGCTGCAGTCCTGCTTCGCTCCGAGGCAGAGGCTGAGAAGATGGAGGAGGAGAGGAAGTCCAAGAAGGCCCATGTGGTGCCTGAGCCTCCTGCGAATCACACGAAGAAGCCCAAGAAGGTGCTGAAGCCCGCCGAGAACATCATGAAGGACCCTGAAATCACCAAACAGGTGGTCAGTGCCCTCGAACTGCTAGACGAGATGCTCAAGGAGAAGGTCACTTTCACTGGTCCCAAGGGCCTAGGCATTGACTTCGCTTCCCCAATAGAGTCACCTAGTGGCCCCACCACCCTCACAGAGCCCAAGAATCTGCCAGACCACGACCCCGGCCACAGGGAGTCCAAGGGTGGTGCTTGCTGGTGCGGTGCCAAGCGTGGGCAGGAGTGCGAGCAGGGTCTAGCCACTAAGATGGAGGATTGCCCCAAATTCTCACCACCGCATAAAGAAAAAGATGATAATCACATTAAAATCCCCGTTTCGTGATGGGGTTTAATATAGGATGAAGCCAAGTCTGGCAGCCAATGTTGATGATGGAGGCTCCTGTAGAGGACCCAATTCTACTGAAAAGCAGGTCAAGTGACCTAGTCGTCGCAGGCTACGCATCAGTCGAGATGGTGGACAAGCAAGGCGACCTCATCACCAAGAACGCACTCAAAGACGCCTTTGGCAAGTTCATGAAGTCTCCCGGCTTCAGAAACGTCCAATTGGCTCATTCTAACATACAAGTAGGGGAGGTAATACCCAACTACGAGGACACGTCAGGCAGAGTCTGGAAGTCTGAGGTAGACGAGACTGGTATGTTCGTGGTCATCAAACTAAGAAATGACATAGAGAAGGCCCGAGAAGTGGCCGCAGAGATTCGCAAGGGGAACCTGAAGTCGTTCTCCATCGGTGGACAGGCTTTCGAGCGTGTCAACAAGCACGACGGCACCAGAGGTGACTATCGTGAGATAAGCCGCATGGAGTTGCACGAAGTGACCATTTGCGAAAAGGGCATTAATCCTGAGGCCCAGTTTAGAATCCTAAAGGAGGATACAACGAACAAAGGTGAAAACATGACAGATGAAGAAAACACAATGTCTGAGTTGCAGAACGTGTTAGAGAGGCTTTCAAAGCGTCTCGACGATGCTGACGAGGCGGAAGCCGCAGTCAAGGCAGAAGACACCGAGAAAGCGATGAAGGACAAGAAAAAAACTGAAGAAAACAACGACGAAGATGGTAATATGGAGGAATCTGAAAAGATGGACAAGAAGAAGGACGAGAAAATGGCCTACTCCAAGTCCGAGGAAATGGATGACGTCATTACCACAGACTATCTGCAGTGGCTAGAGAGCACTGTGAAGTCCGCTGGGTACGACCCAGAGGCTGCACGAGACGCTCTAGAGTCTGGAGAAGTAGACGGAGTAGAGAAAGGCTACTCGCCCGGAGAGCACGGCTTCGACCACAGAGGTCAAGGCAGCATCGAGGGCGCTGGCGAAGATGACTCCGGTAAGAGGCCAAAGCCGAACTTCGGTGCCGCACCAAGTGGCAACAAGAACGTCATTAAGGCCGACGACTACATCGACGCAGCCTCTGTGAGCCCCTCACAGATAGAGGAAGCGTATCAGGTCTACAAGGCCGCTGCACTAGAGCAGAGGTTCAAGACCGACCTAGGCAACGAGTTCTCCATGAGACTCACCAAGGAATTGGAAGAGGCAGAGAGCGCACAGGCCAAGGACGAGTTTGACGCAAGAGGCCCTCTAGCAGACCTGCAGAAGGCAGTTCTATCCCTCTCTGAGAGGATTGAGAACATACCCGCTGGCGGCGAGACCTTCGCCAAGAGCGAGTCTCCTGCTATGATGAGTATTCCTGAGACCCAAGAGATGGCCGAGATGTCGTGGGACGATGTCCACAGGCTGGCTGGAAAGGCTCTTCAGGGAGGTGACAACTGATGGCACGTGATTATGTACGAACAATACAAGATATGGAAAGATACTACTACGGTGGTACAGCAACGACCGGGTACACCTACAGCAGTGGAGACATACTGAAGGCCGATGCGCCTCTCCTGTCCACTACGGCTGGTACCTACCAAGCAATCTACGGAAGGAAAGTTTGGTCGCAACTGAACCAAGAGTTCAATGCGTTTAGCATACTTCCAAAGAAGCCTTGGGAGCGAAGTGGGTGGAGAATCATCACCGCCAAGCCTTCGTTCAACGTAGGCGGCGGACTGGCTGAGAACGCTACTCTGCCAGACACCACCAAGCCTGACTTCCTACACGTGGCTGCAAAGCCCAAGACCATCGGTCACTCGTTCGACCTGAGCGAAGTGTCCATGTTCCTTTCTGACAAGGATGACGGTCTTGGAGACGTGCGCCAAGTGCTAAAGGAAGAGATGGGGAAGCACCACGCTGACCACATCAACAGGATGCTCCTACAGGATGTCGACACACCAGCAGGCAACGACCTAGAGTCTCTAGACAGGCTCACTACGGACCCTGCTAAGATGACGACGACCCAAGGTGCAGTCAGTGCCCTAACCGACCACGACCTATACTCCATCACCAGAGATGGTAGCGTTGGATTCCACAGCGCAGAGGTAGACGTCGGTGGAGACGCGAGCACTTCCGCAACTAACAGGAACCTCAGCCTGAATCAACTGGACGGACTGTTCCAGCAGATTTGGACTCGTGGTGGTAACCCCAAGGTCATGCTGACTGGGTACGATACCCTAATGCGTGTCCAACAACTCCTACAGAGCCAGCAGAGGTTCATGGAGTCCAAGAGGGTCACACCAACCTACAACGGCGTGAAGGGTGTTCCCGGTATCGAGGCTGGATTCATCGTGGCTACCTACAACGGTGTGCCCCTGATTCCATCCAAGGACGTAACCACGGACGGTATCTCGAGGATTTACTACTTCGATACTGACTACCTGTGGTTCCAGACCGCTATCCCAACTCAGTACTTCGAGTCGGGTATCGAGACTGGTGACCCGTTCGCCATCAACAGGCTAGGACAGGAAGGACTCTACCGAACCATGGGTGAGGTATGGGACGCTTTCTTCGGTGCAGGAGGTTCTATCCGAGACCTACAGTAGGTGGAGGAAAGATAACAGAGGTGATATGATATGGCAGCAACAACACACAGAGGAATAACCTACACAACGAGCGCATCGGCGACCATCGCGGTCGACCTAGACCTCCCCCTAATGGCGGGAGTGGACCAAGACGACACCACATGGCTAACATCCTATCCGGGTGCACTGACTTCCTTCGCAGCAAGGCAGACAGACGGCTCCAACAGGATGCAGCCAAGAATGGTGTGCCTAACACTGGGTGCATTGGCAGAGGCAGAAACCATCACACTAAGCGGTGGAGCCAATGTCATCCTATCTTGCATGGGACACAGCAAGGACGCAACAGCGAACCTAGCAGTGTCATTCAGCGGTCTTACCATTACGGCAGACTGCGAAACAACTGCAGATGGGACTACCGACGATACAGCAAACGCTACGATTTGGCTACTAGTAGCCTGATTACGAGGTGACCTAGAATGCCAACAATATATTGGGCCGGACAGAACATGATAGTCCGCAACAAGTACGGTGAGTTCAACAGGAACGAAGGCACCGTAGTTGCTCAAGATTGGTTGGATGAAAGACGACGCGCCTTTGAAGGTGACAACTGGCGCATCTTAGAGGACTACCCCGGTGTCCTCTTCACGCAAGACGATGGTGACGGAATCCCGGACACGAATTGGTTGAAAGCAGACATACAAGTATGGCTGCATGACAACGGAGTAGAAATGTCCGGGCTCCGCGCCACGAAAGCGAAGATGCTAGAGAAGGTTGATGAAGTATTGTCGTCTGAGGTCGCACAAGAGGAGGAATAGACATGGCAGATGTATTAACAATAGACCAGAGAAAAACAGTATTCGGCAACAAGAGAGTAATCACAGGTGAGATTGCTCTAGACGGCAGCGGCACGACCTATGACCTAGACCTGAGCGACGACCTCTCAGGCGTAGACGGTATCATGGTGAACGCCACTGGCAGCACTGTAAGAGCAGCAGTCACCAACAGCATCAATGGCACCACAGTAAAACTAGGTGCTTTGGTTGCTAGTGTGACCTACTCTTTCGTCGCTATAGGCGAACGCTGATTGGGGGTAATACCCCATGACTGACGTAAAAGTTTTCGAGTTCACGCCAGACGAAGCGGCTGAAATCGGCGCTACAGTAGCCGGAGGCATACAGAAGGTCTTAGACGACTACACCAACGGCAAGGCTGTAGAGGGTGTCACGAGTTATCTCATGGCAGGAAACCTATACGTAGTGGTGGTCACCACATAGTGGTGAGCCACATGGACGCTGAAGACCTCCGACGACTATCCAAGCAAGGATGGAACTACGCAACCGGCGAGTCTGTTCGCATAGACGCAAGTCCACGCGAGCGGCTCGCTGGCCAACTAGCAGAGCAAAACACTCGCTCCCGTAACATACGGGACGTGATTGACATTGGTAGTGGGACACGCTGCAAACACTGCGGCATGCTCCACTTCTGCTACTTAGAACGCTGCGGTGCATGCAGCAAACCAATGGAATACAACTTAGGACAGGTGGACAATAAAGTATGAATCCGTTAGACAAATCTTGGGAGTTTATCAAAGCAAAGCGGATAGACCCAAAAAAGATTAAGCACACAGAACAGGCTAAAAAGAACAGAGCCACTAAGAGAAGACTAGCAGCAACCAAGGAACCAGATGATGCACAAACGAAGTTGAATCTAGGGCCTAATATGCAAGAATCTGGCCAATTTCCCGGTTATAATCCAAAGTTGAGGGCAGAGATAGAGGCAAGGAACAAAAAAGCGAGGGCAAATTTGGAAGAAGAAGCCGAGGGACCAAAATACCCTAATCCACCTACGTCAGAACCATCTCAGAGTAACTTAGTCAGTTCCACAGGGATAAACGACCCTCATGACCCACGCACTATGCGACCCATGAGGAACTTCGGTCCATACCTTCAGGGCTCAAACGCAAGGAGAATGCCCTGATGCCAGTGGTGTTCAACACAGGGGAACGCGAGCCACGGCCCCTCTTCCCTGACCAAGTCGTCTACACCTCAGCACAGAAGGTCGCTGACATACTTCAGATACCACTCCCAGACCCAGTCTACTTGACGGCTAACTCCGATACAGGAGCCACCAGCCTGAAGATAAGCCCTGCTGACCAGAGACTGGTCGGTTTCGAGGTAGGTGACAGGGTCGAACTAGCCAGTGACACCGAGTTAGGTGAGACAGTGACGCTCACCACTGTGGCGAGAGACGGGACTGATGTGGTCCTGTCTTGGAGTGGTGGCACTGCCGGTGACTACGACACTGCGGACAACGCCACTGTCCAGAACCTCCAGTCCTTCACCAACGGGAAGAGGAGGGGAGTCACACGTGCTGCAGTCGAGAGAATGATACTCAGGATGCAAGACAAGATAGACAATCTCACTAACAACTCATGGAGGCCTATGCTACAGACAGCAGAGTACCTCAATTTCGATACCTACAAGCCGTACAGGCGGCGATACTACACCGACTACGTGGGTACGGTACCACTCATGTTCCGCAACGTCCAGCAGATTCTCAGGTTGGAGATATGGCAGGGGCAGGAGTACAGGGAAGTGGGCGCCGCTGAGGCCAGACTGGAAATAGTGGACCATTCGGCGTTGACCACCAATGATTACTTATTCCTGTGCCCCGGAGGCGGTGGTGTAGCAAGCCTGCAGGTAGGGTCAACGTCATCAACATGGAGCGCAGATTTCGATGGAGTCAACGCTGCTCAACAACTTGCTGACCTCATTAACAAAGACCTTAGGAGAAAGAAAGACGCTGTGGTCTTTAGCCCGTCATTTTCTCTGGAAACCGCTACTGAGACTAGTGGTAGCCTTGTTGCTAATGTGCACCATGAGTTTATGGCTTCTGCAAATGCTGATTACGGCAATTCCAAATTGAAGATAACCAGCATGAATCGTGGTGAGGCTGGTGAGACCGCCACTCTTGGTATAACCAACCTCACAGCCATGTCTGCTAGTAACCTGACTGACACGACAGTGACTGTCACTAGTGGGCATGCTGGCAATCAAACCATCACCATGGCCGATACCTCTGCACTGTCCCCCTTCGGCATCATCTGCACAGGCACAGGCTCCTCTGTCAAGTGCGCTTACTACACAGGCAAGACAGCCACTACACTCACAGGGGTGACTGACCTCGCTAGTAGCGGGCTCTTGGCTTCGGCGGCAAATGGCACTGTTCTCACTCAGTACAGGCTCAAGATAGACTACTTCGGACAGGGGACTGGGGACGAGGCTAGGCTCCGTGACTGGTGGGCTGACTACGACCTCGGCATCATATACTTCAACAACACATACCCCTACTTCCAGTGGAACTCAGTCAAGGCTTCCTACGTGTACGGAGAGCGATACGTCGAGAAGGCGATAGAGGACATCTGCACTAAGATGGTGGCCATGGACCTGCTCCTATCAGACGACCGTAGCGTCCTCATGCCAGAAGGTACACAGAACATAGACTTGGGCGCCAAGTACCAGTTGCTCAAGACTCAGGTGGCAGAGACCCTGCCACGATACATGGAGGTCATGACCCTTGATTGACCCTGAGAAGATGATGAAGGACCTATTGACTCCAGACATGCACGCAGAAGTGTGGAAGGGAGTGATATACTCCGACGAGGGACTCGTGTTCCTACGGGCTGCTGCAACGCAGTTCGGTCACATGCTGTCAGACGGCCAAGTGGTCGATGAGACAGGTAAGCCAGTAGATGGCTTGGAACTCAAGCAGATAGTCGAGACGGCTAGTAGGCAGGCCGCTGCAGAGAAGCCCATATGGAAGGTGGAGTAATGGCTAAGGAGTCTGTCGAGTTCATGAAGGAGACCATAGACTCCAATTGGAACAGGGGCAATACTGACCAGAGGAAGCCCGTGGTCATGGACATCACCACACTAGACCCCGGTAGGGGTAAGAGATTCGACCTCAATCGCAGCGATGCTGTCTTCCTGTACGAGACGGCTCACAGCGAGGAGCAACCAGAGGTGTTCTACGACTTCGTACACACCCGTATCAACGTCACCGTGGACATACGCACGGTGAGAGGCAGAACGCAACTAATGAAGATGGAAGACGAGGTTCGGCGTATCGTCCATCTAAAGAGGAAAGGAGACGGTGAAAACTGCGATAGACTGCTGTTCAAGACGAGAACGGACCTATCTGATAGGTCGAAGCATCTACATAGAATGACCTTCCAAGTAGAAATCGTTATCTTTAGTGAGTTAATCGCGTGAGGTGAGACAGCATGCCGTCGACAGTATATCGTGGGGATTTAGCAGAAGTAACATTCGGTCATGAGACCGGACTGACATTAACACATGGGGCTTTTGGTGGCCTGACTTTCAGTATCGCAACCACTGGTGATGTGAGCACAATCACACTCATGCCCTCAGGTTCGGTAGCGAGTAACGCCAAATCCTTCTTCTCTACCTCTTCTGGTGAACTGCGATACCCTGCTGGTATGATGGTAGGTGCCTCGATGAGAGTCATTGGTGGTGGTAGTTACTCCAGTGACGACTACAACAACGGACATCAGTACAGAGTGGTCGCTAACAGTGGTGACACCATACAAGTCACTCCTGCCATGAAGAGCACTGGCAATTCCGGTGCTGGTGATGAGTTAGTCTTCGAGGCACTTGGCATGCCCACGATAGACGTCGGCATGGATTACGATTCCAATGCAGCAGCCAGTGACGAGACGGTCCTGACAGACCAGTTCGTAGGGCTGGCTGCTACGGTCACTCTCCCAGAGACGACTGTCACAATCAAGCGCTCGCACGTAGTAGGTGTAGGGCGTGACGTGGTCGTGCAAGAGCCTCAGAACATGAAGAACGAAGGTGGTACGCTGGAGACTATGATGCACAGCGCTCGCTGGTTCTATTACGCTCTAGGGAGTGAGGCCATTTACAACACTGCACCTACGGGCTATGCAGCAATCGACGATGGTACGAATGTGGAGGCCATACCCAAGGGCGCTACTTACATTGGCTTCATGAGAAATGTCGTCATAGGCGCTTCGACTGGCACGATGCCTAATGTCGGTGATTACATCACGGTCGTCGACACTGACGAAGTGCTCACTCCTTACTCTGATGAGCCCGCTGCAAGGACCAAGTGGGGTACTGCTGGGACTGAGACCCAGTTCCATTCCAGCATACGAAGCGAGATACGCAGAGTCACAGCAGTAGACAGCACCAATAATTTCGTGCGTATCTACGTCGATGACCCATTCAACTTCGACCACGCTGCAGGCAAAGTCATCAATAGGATAGTAGTGGCAGATAACAACGCCACCGGCTCCCCTAACTTCCAGACGACTGCTGGTGCG